AGAAACTCTGACGCTAGAGGGTAAGCAGGTCAATATCAGTTCAACGGCACAGGATATTGCTGTCGCGGCGACGGGCAACTTGTTGCTCAATGCTGTAATGATCAAAGCCCAGGAGTAACTATGCCAGATATTGCATTAAATAAAGCCCAAACCAATTTGCATGACGATTTCAATCCAGCCACGGTGGCCGCAACGCAAAGCACCTTTAAGGTCAATAAAGAAGCTGTGCTGTGTGTCAAAGACGTATTATCTGAGCACTCACACAGCAAAGACAGCAAGATACCACCTCATGTTGGGCAGACAGTAACTAAAGGTGCGCCGGGCTTTACGATTGGGGGCAACGCCGTTGCCCGTGTGGGCGATCCCAGCAGCTGTAACGCATTGATTGAAGATGGGTATGCAAAGTTCATTGTGGGTAATAAAGGAGGTGAAGCATGATTGGCATGAATGCCCAGACAGGTAAGCCGCTGGGCGGCGTTGAACATCTGAAACAAAGCATTCGCGACATTGTGACGACCCCCAAGGGAAGTCGGGTGATGCGTCGCGATTATGGCTGCGGTTTGTTTGAACTTATTGACCGGCCGTTTTCACACTCTCTGGTTGGTGATATTACCATTGCCATTTCCAATGCGCTTGAGCAATGGGAGCCGAGATTCGCACTTGAAGGGGTGGCGGTGCACCCGGCCGGAGACGGCAAATTATCAATCGCCATTGAAGGTTTATATCTTATCAATGGTGAACCGGTAACCATCGAAGGGATCCAAATCTAACTTGTGATTTTTTAATTTTCTCAATTTATTTTTCAACTTAAGCCACAGCACCTGGGCTGCGTTTTGTCGCTGCTCGTCTGTGGCTTTTTTATTAGCTAATTGACATACCTTTAAAGGAGATATCTATGTCTAAATTTCTACACGGTGTAGAAGTCATCGAGGCGCAAACTGGCACGCGCCCTATTAAAACGGTTAAAAGTGCGGTTATTGGTCTGATTGGTACGGCCCCTTTTGCTGACGAAAAGGCGTTTCCGCTGAATACACCTGTGTTAGTGGCAGGCAAGCGTACGGATGCGGTTAAACTGGTTGACACAACCAATGCGGGTTATCAGGCAAAACTGGCGTCAGCAAAAACGGCTGCAGGCGATGCGGCGAAAGCAGAAACCAGTGCGCAATATCTGGCGGCTGTGGAAGCGTTTAAAGCGGCCAACGATAAAGCGGCAGACTACGAGCTCACTGCGGAAGAAAAAGCGACTATTCAGGCTGATGTAGAAGCCAAAGCCAAAGCTGCGGTCACGGATATTTCTGATTCGCTAAAGGGCACTTTGGTACGTGCCATTGATGGCATCTTCGACCAGGCAGGTGCCGCGGTTGTTGTTGTACGTGTTGCTGACAGTACAAATCCAGACGTGACGAAGAGAGATGGCGATGTTATTGCCAATATGCAGGCTGGCACCACAGCTGATGGCGGCTACAAAGGTGTATCGGCATTTTTGGCAGCTGAATCTGAGCTGGGCATGACGCCGCGTATTCTTATTGCACCTGAATACACCCATCAGTTCGACAAAGCCACAGGTGAAATGAATGCCGTTGTGTCTGACCTGATTGGTGTTGCTGAACGACTGCGTGCAGTGATCATCGCCGACGGTCCAAATGAGAAAGAAAGCTCTGCGGATGCCACAGCAATTAAATATCGTCAGACTATTGGCTCACGCCGTGTGTATGTGGTTGACCCGCACGTACGTGTATTCCGCGATGGCGAATCTGTTGATGAACCAGCCAGTGCCCGTGTTGCTGGTATGATTGCCAAATCGGACAACGACCGTGGCTTCTGGTGGAGCCCAAGTAATACCGCAATGAATGGTATTGTTGGTACTGCACGCCCAGTGGACTTCCAGTTAGGTGATGCAAACGCACGTGCTAACCACCTGAATGAAAACGAAGTAGCGACCATTATCCGCCAAAATGGCTTTAAGCTGTGGGGTAACCGTACGTGTTCTGGCGACCCGAAATGGGCCTTCCTGTCAGTGGTTCGTACCGCAGACATGATCAATGACTCACTACTGCGTGCCCATATGTGGGCGGTTGACCGTAACATCACCAAAACCTATATCGAAGATGTGAAACAGAGCGTGCAGTCTTACCTGGACAGCCTTAAAGCACAAGGGGCAATCCTGGGCGGCGAAATCTGGGCAGATGAAGAGCTGAATACGCCGGAAAACATCCAGGCTGGCAAGGTTTACTTCAGCTTTGACTTTACGCCGCCAACACCGGCTGAGCACATCACTTTCAAGAGCATTCTGACAAATAACTACCTAGAGGAAATCGTATAATGGCAATGTCTCCTAAAATCCTTAAAAAATTCAAACTGTTCGTAGACGGCAAAGGCTACCTGGGCATTGCAGATGAAATTCAGCTGCCAAAAGTCACAGTCAAAACCCGCGAAGTGACATCGGGCTTTCAGGCACCGATTGAGCTGGACGTGGGCCAGCTTGAGAAACTGGAAGGCAACATCACTTTACTTGAATACAATGCTGACATGATGAAGCTGCTGGGTGACTGGAGCGGTGCAACGACGCCATTGACAGCACGTGGTGCGATTCAGGCACAGGGTCAGCCACCACAGCCTGTGGTTGTGACCCTGGAAGGCTTCTTCAAAGAAGTGGACATGGGTAACTGGAAAGACGGCGAAGAAGCTAAGCTGACGCTGCAATATACAGTGCAGAAGTACAAGCTGGAGATCAACAACGAAGTGATCTACGAAATTGACCTGTACAACGACGTACGCAAAATCAACGGCACAGATCAAATGGCACTGTTACGCGCTGCCATTGGCGCTTAATTCGCGTTCTTGCCTTGAGATGGCGGATGCTTCTTACCGGTTTAGTAAGTGGTAAGGAGTGCCCACCTGCGCACTGAAAAAATAAAAATAGGAGCAAAAGCATGAAAGAAATCATTACCCTGGCATTTCCAATTACGGTTGACGGGCATGAGTATGCCGAATTAACAATGAGACGACCTAAAGTACGTGACCGGTTAATGGTGGATAAGGCAGATATCAGCGAGTCGGAAAGTGAAATTCGTTACTTTTCCAATTTGTGCGAAGTCTCGCCGGATATCATCGAAGAGCTTGACTGGAGCGACTTTGTGAAGCTCAGAGAGACCTTACAGGCTTTTCTCGTATCCCGCCCAGGCGCTTAAGAGCTATGGTGATCGCCTTAGCCAAATACACTGGCTGGGGCCTGGCCGAACTCAATGCATTGACCGAGG